TAGTAACATAGGATCAACGCTCCGTTGCGCGACTTACTTGCGTCCGACTCAACGTCGGATGAACGACAGGTCTATTATAGACCTTATATACTATTTAGTCAAGTTTCTCGTCAGAATCCAATTCCTTGAGCAGGTTGGTGATGGCAGTCTCTGTACCGTCCATCATTTTAATGTCATACAGAGGAGACCTCATATATTTTTTAAGGTTTTTATACTTCTTTGTCAGTTTAGCAACCTCATTAATGTTGACTCTTGGATTATTATACTTTTTAAATCCAGACATTACTTCTTTCCTTTCTTCTTCTCTGATGTTTGCTGTACTCCCCATAGTTTGGGATTTGCTCTACCCTCACTTTGAGTCATGTTCTTAAAGTCACTACGATAATTATCCCAATAATGGTCAAAGATATCTGCTTGCTTTCCTGCAGTACAGATATCAAACTTAGTTGCACCATCTTGAACATACTCTATGAGGTATGCAGTATATGGAAGGGATCGATCCTGACCTTGAGTCGGGTCACAATCTTCATAGAGCATTTTAATACCTTTACCCATATTAAGCACGACCTCCCCATTGGATGTCAGGATATGCCTCAGCAACGATTGCTTGAGTGATGCGATACTTTGACTGTAAGTTCTTGTCCTTCACCATGACGAGGATCTCAGCGTCCTTAGGATGAAGCATCTCAAGGATATTGATAAACATACTCTCACGCTTGAGAGATGTCATCGCATCATTACCACCTTTAATAAAGTTGTAGAACTTGGGCCACTCTTTCATAATTGAGGATCTGATTCGACCCCTGTCATCATCAGTTGCTCCCATAGAGTTGGAACCAGTCCTATCAATACTATCAACTGCATCTTTAATCTTATCAGAGAGACTTCCAGATGTATTTGCGTCATCTCCATAATTGTTATACGGAACATCTCCTTGAGGAAGAACTGAGATAACGCTATCATCAAAGTTCCAAATCAGAACTGCCTTGATAGAGTCGTGGGCATACTTTTGCAACACCTCAATTTTCTTTGCTGTGGTTCTTTGCTTTGATGCAAGTTCAAGCACTTCAAATGTAAAAGGATTTGCAGGCAGTTCGGGTAATGCTTTACTCGTTGTCTTCTTCTTCGTGGTCTGTTGTTGTGTCATAGTCATTTTCAAATCTTACAGCTAAAATTTCATCAGGGATAATATTGCCATTCGTATCAAACATTTCAGGATGGACGTTTACATAACTGGATTCATATGAATGTTGTTTATACAACCATCCAATTACCCCTCCAACCAGAACGAATAGAACAGAAACAAGACAAATGATTGCAATGTCTAGTGCTATCATGGATACCTCTCGCAAATTTACTTTTTTTTAATGTCTATAAAAGTATCAAAGTGAAAGCGTATCTCTCTCTTGAATATTGTGAGAGAGTTATCTAATGTCACTCTTAAACTTTTAGGTGTTTGCTGAGCATCCCTCCTCTTTTTGCGATTTCTAAGCAACAGTTCCACACCCTTATTAATGTGGGGTTCGTTGGTAGTTGTATTTAGTTCATCATTATTCATACATAACTGTTTTCTCTAAGGTACTTGACAGTCTCTGTACAACCTCCTAAGGATGTTTCTCCAAGGATGACTTGAGGAAATGTAGATCCTCTTCCAAACTTACTATAAAATTCAGTTCGATCAAAGTCCCTACCAAGTTTAAGCATGATGTGTTTCAACTCAGACAACTCTAGCACTCTTTGAACTTTAGTGCAATAGGGACAACCATCTTTAGAGTAGATGGTAAAAACATTTTCAATAGACGACATTTTTTCTTGGTTTGTAATTATAAGTTTGTGGGGTTTTGTTTACTGGAGCAGTCCAATTTTTGATGGACTCTTTACGCTCCTCACTAAAAAAGTCTTGTGCTTCATACCATTCCCACACGTCTTTCATTCCCTTCGACTGGTTGCATTTTTTGCAACAGCAGACTGTATTGTGAACCAGACTAGATCCACCAAGTGCCCTTGGTTTTGCGTGATCAATTGTAAGTATTTCTGTGCTGCCACAGTATGCACATTGGTTTCCCCATTTATCCTTAACCATTTTTCTCCACTCTCTCTTTGCATCTGATGATCGACAAGTGTGTAGATTAAACAACATCTCATCGGGGCAGGAGTAGAGCTGCATACACTTTTTTAGCGCACTGCACTATCTAGTATTTGATTACCGTAAGGTTTCCAGGATGGTAAGAACTCCTATAAACAACTGTAGTGCCAGGAGAAAAACAAATGTTCCACTGGATACAAGGGGCATCGTGTTACCTATAAGGATGACAAGTGATGCTCCAAGTGCAATTTTTAAAAACTTTTTAGTCTTTGGCATGATGAGGTTTGTGTTCTCGGTCTAATGGTTGAGACTTAGATAAGTCTCTTCGTGATTGATTCTTGATGATGATAAAGGCATCTTTATTCTTTGTCCAGTCGTGTTTGGGGATAGAATTCATAACTTTCTCATCTGGATCTAAACTTCCGTGCATAAAAAAGAGGGTCGGTTGACCCTCAGTATATCACTCCTTGTCCTTGTTGTAAAGGTCTTCAAGTCTTTCTCTTGAGAGATCGACGTACATCACTTCTTCACCTTCCTCAGGTGCCTCTGGGTGACGTGGTTTAGGTTTACTCATCTCCACATTAATGGATTGAATGTTAGACCACATCATTGTCAACATCAGCGTCTTCTTTACCTACGGGATCAATCTTCCTTTCACCAAGAACTTCTCTCTGTTGTATTTCTTCTAACTGATCTAATGCTTTACTTGACCAGTATACTTCTGCTTCTTTCACACTTTGTGTTTCATCAGTGTTCTTCTTGACTTTCTTCTTCAGTTTTACTTCTTTAGGATCGTCAGAATCAGCTTTAATCTCAGCATCATGAATCTTCCACTCTTCAAACTTAGCATTAAGATCCTCATCCATCGTAATCTCATACTCTTTACAGACCTTGCGCTGGTCTTCCTCACTCACCCAATCATTGAATACCAATGACATAGCACCACTGCGGATAGAACTGGGGCACATACCCACACACAGCATGAACTTCTCAAACAGTTTGAAATACTGTTTGGCATTGAGATCATCAGCAGGAGCAGTAATCAGGAAATGCTCTTCAGGGAGAAAGTCATCATCACCAATGTTAGAACCAAACCCACGATTATAATCACGAGTGTAGGTAGCATCAAACTTGAATTGAACTTCTGTTTCGTAGGTCATTTTGATTGATTGACTATAAAAGTATTATACAATAAAAAAACCACCCCAGTCAAGGAGTGGTGTGACAGTTTGAAAAGTGGTTTAGAGTGCTTCCAGATTTTCTACCAGTGTTTTGAGTTCCTGTAGGGTGGCATCATTAATATATTCTTTGTATAAAAAGTTTCAAATTCAGGATCTTCCGCTGCACGAATCTCCTGACTTACGAAATCATAAGCCCGAAGATTAAGAGCCAGGCCAATAATCCCAATGCTAGAGACCCAGAGACCCATGACAGGGACAAACAACATAAAGAAATGAAGCCACCTTTTGTTTGAAAAAGCAACACCAAAAATCTGCGACCATAAACGATTGGCGGTGACCATCGAATAAGTCTCCTCTTCTTGCGTGGAGTCAAAAGCTTTGAACGTATTTGATATATCGCCGTCTTCATACAATTAATCTTAAAAAAATATATAACTGCTGTATATAATATACCATTTATTCTATGCTGCCATTTATTTGTTACAACTTCCTGTTACACAAAAAAAGAGGGTAAACCCTCTTTTGGTTAATTTTAATTTGGATGATCGTTCAAGATGTCGCGACATATTCTTTTACATGTTGATTGACGATCATTACACTCAATTAAACAATTATAATAGTCGTTAATTTCATCCGCAACCTCCATTGATCGATCTAAAGTTTGACTTAGACGGTTGTAATCTTGTTTCCATCCTGCTAATTGATTATGCGAAATAATATTATGCATAATAACCCTCCACATTTACTTTGTTATTTGACCATAATATAAATCTAGTTTCAGGACACGCTTACCTCCATACTTCTGTTAATATTTATCCAAAAGTGGAAGTAACGAAAGATAATGAACGTT